CGACTCGGATCTCGTGTACAGGTGGCTCGATGCGCGCAACGGCGTAGACGCGCTTCCGGACGACTACGACGGATCGTGGAACCACACTGTCGGCCTGGATTTCGGAGTGGAGCGCGATGCGTCGAGCTGGACGGTTCTGGCGAGCCATCCGCATCGCAAAGAAATCTATGTTGTCAGTAGTAACAAAGCGTTTGGGAAGACCCCCGCTGAAGTTGCTGACCTAACTCACGAACTAATCGGGCGAGTCAAACCGGACCGGGTAGTTGCTGACACTGGCGGCCTTGGGGCTGCGTATGTGGCCGAATACGCTAGACGATTCGGAGTGCAACTAAAATGCGCGGACAAGCTTGGGAAGCGCGCGCACATTGAGCTGTTGAACGGCGAGCTGCGCTCCGGGGCGATGCGCATAAACCGGCCGACTTGTCAAGACTTGATTTCTGAGGTAGAAATACTTCCGTGGGCGAACGAGCGGCGCGAACGGGAACACGCGAGCTACGCAAACGATTGCGCGGACTCGCTCCTGTACGCGTTCATGGAGCATCGTGCGTATCTGCACGAGGCGCCGAAACCTCGCTCGCCCACAAGGCTCTCAATCGCATCCCGTTTGGCGCTGGAAGACGATCTCGCTGAGCAGATAGCGGGATCGTCAGCTCGTCCATTCTGGGATCGCTGAGTGAGCACCGAGCAACGCGAGTTTTGCGAACTGGTCATCGAGCTGCGAGCGCTTGGTGCTGTACGCGTTCGGCACGGCGCACTCGAAGTCGCATTCGCTGGACCCGTGGCAGTCGAATCCCCGCGAGGCGCAACGTCAGATCGTCCGCACGTGAGCGATGACGAGCTCGCTGAACTGGCAAAAATCCGCCGCTTGGCTGAGGAGATCCCATGAGCACATCTGGCTCACCGGAGAAAATCAACGGCCGATGGTGGGCTGCGAAAACGCGTGAGGCGCGCGGCCGGGACATGTACGAGCTCGCCAAATACCTCCGTGGGACGGCTGTCGCTCGCCAGCGTCGCGAGGACGACCGGCATCACATGCGGCTGTACGCAAACGGCGAGCCCAACGGCGAAGCGCTCTCACCGAGAGACCGCGCGATCGAAGCGCTGGCCGCTCGTCGCGGTAACGACCGGATTCGGTACAACCTCGTTCGCAGTTCAATCGACACCGCTGCTTCGCAGATTGCACAGCAACGTCCTCGCCCGATGTTCCTGACCACCGCGGGCGCGTTTTCGCAGCAACGCCAGGCTCGGCTGATGACACGTGCGATCGAAGGACAGTTCTACGACCTCGGTGCGTACAAGATCGGGCCGCGGATTTTTCTCGACGGGACCATCGTCGGGACTGGGCACGTATTCGGGTATCTACGCAACGGTCGTCCCGTGATCGAGCGGTGCTTGCCTGGTGAGATCATCGTGGACCACGACAGCGCGATCGATGGGTGCACGACTGAGATCTATCGCCAGTATACGGTCTCACGTGACGAGCTGAAGGCGCGGTTCTCGCAGTACGCTGCGAAGATTGAGACGGCCGAAGGGCCTGACCAAACGATGCGCGAGACATTCTATCTCACGCGAGACACGAAGAGTGACCGCGTTGCCGTGATCGAGGGCTATCGAATCGACCGCGAGAATCCAGAGAACGGTCGGCACGTTCTCGCGATCAGCAACGCAACGCTTGTGGATCGCGCATACGCACGAAAGCGCTTGCCGTTCGCGGTGTATCGGTGGAGCGAGCGTCAGTTTGGCTATTGGGGCTGCGGTCTCGCCGAACAAGGCCGAGACCCCCAGTGGCGCGTCAACAAGCTGATCGCGAAACAAGAGCGTCAAAACAATATCGGGTCTTCGTTCAAGTTGCTCGTTGAGCAAGGGGCGAACATTCGCACCGAAGCGATTACGAACAGCGACGGCGAGATCATCCGATACAACGGTGCACCTCCGCAGTATCAGCAGGGCCCCGGAGTGCACCCGTCCATCGTCCAAGAAATCGCGGATATTCGCGAGCAATTCTTCAGCGAGCAGGGCATCTCGTTGATGGTTGCGGAGGGTAAGAAGCCAAGCGGTTTGGATTCTGGAGCTGCGCAACGGACTCACCACGATATCCTATCTCAGCGCCAGATTATGAACGCGAGAGCGTATGAGGATTTCTACCTCGACCTCGCCGATCTAGTGATCGATTTGAACGATCAGGCAGCCGAGGTTGACTCTGAGTATTCAGTCGATTGCCTGGCACAAAACGGCCGCACGCAGTCGATCAAGCCTACGCGGTGGCTCGACATCCGGCCGATTGAAGCGAGAGACGATTACCGCATTCGGATGTTTCCGACTAGCGCTCTCCCCACGACTCCCACTGGCAAAATGCAAACCGTTCAGGAGTGGATCGCAGGCGGGTTCGTGTCTCGCCCCTACGCGATGGCGCTGCTCGATTTCCCGGATCTCGACACTGCTTCGCGCATGGAGCTCGCCGATCTCGACTTCGCGATGTGGCAGGTCGAAGAGATTTTGGACGGACAGAATCCGATGCCCGACGAGGGTTCGAACCTCACTCTATGCGCGGACATCGCTCGACGCGCGAGATTGCAGTGCGCGATTGACGGCGCTCCCGAAGATGTTTTGCAGGCACTGTACGATCACTCGATCGCGTGCTTGCGGCTCGATACAGAGGCGAAGCAAGCGCATGCCATGCTCGCCCAGCCAATGCCCGCACAGCCTGCGTTGCCAGGCGTGCCAGCTAACGGAGAGATGCTGCAATGACCGATCAAGCTCAACCGCCAAACGAAGCACCGTCGCAACCCGCTCAGACAGGGATGGGCGCGACCGACGCGCTAAGCGCCGGTGGTCGCAAAGACGTGATGGTCGTAGGTCGCGATGCTGGCGAAGGCGACAAGCGCGCGCAACGCGCCATCGAGAAGCTCCGCAGCAAGCGCGAGGGGCAACCGGAAACAGCTAAGGCTGACGAAAAGTCGAGCGCCGAAAAGCCTGCAAAGCCAGCCGAAAAAGCTCACGAACCGCCTCGCGAAGATCCAGCGGTTCGCGCGCAACTCGAGAAGTTGCAACGCGCGGCTCTGGACCAAGAGCGCGCGCGCATCGAAGCGGAACAGCGCTTGAAAGAGCTGCAAACCAAGCTCGAAGCGCAAGAGAAGGCGAACCCACTCGACTACCTGAAGTCGAAGGGAATGTCTCTCGAACAGCTATTGCGCGATGCTCAGGCTGGCAAGATCAAGCCGACCACCGAGATCGATATCGCGGTTGACGGTGTGCGCGGGGAGATCGCGCAGTTCAAGAGCGAGTTTGAACAGCTTCGCCAGTGGAAGGCCGAGCAAGACGCGCATGCTCGATTGGAGCACGTCAAGTCTCGTCTAAGCGAGCGCGCAGAAGCGCTCCCGCTCAGCTCCTCGATCTCATGGGTGGCTGAGCAAGCACGAAATCGCTACGACGCGATGCGAGCGAACGGCGAAGAGGCCGACTTCGACGCAGTGCTCGGTGCGTTCGAATCCGCGATCGCGAGCGACGCGAAGTCACTGCTCAGCAATGAACGATCGCTAAAAGCTCTGCTCGCCGATGGTGAGCTCAGAAAACAGGTGAAGGCGGCAATCGATGCGCTCGAACCTAAGAAAACGAAGGCCGCTCCGGCAAGCCAATCAGGAGACCCTCGCGGTGAGAATGGCCTCACCACGATTCCGCGTGACGTAGCTGCGGTAACAGGTTCGCGCTCGACATCGATTCCCAGTGAGCACGAGCGACTGGCCGCGGCAAGAGCAGTTCTGCAAAGACGCAGAGCATAAGGGGTTTCCAAAATGGCACTCGCACAGAGCGATTTCAACGACGTCGTCAAGGAGCTGTACCCCAACGACCTTGACAAAGAGTTGGTGATGAAAAAGCGGCCGTTGCTGTCCATGCTGGACCAGCGGACCGATTTCTATCACCGCTACCTCCATGTTCCCGTTCGCTATAAGCTTCCGCGTGGTGCTTCGGCGACCGCGGTTGACTCGGTGACGAACGAGAGCGCGTCGAAATACGATGCGTTCCAAGTCACGCGAGTGAACACGTACGGCTTCTGGCGAATGGCCGGTGAAGTTGTCGATGCGGCGAGCGCTGGCAACGATGCCGTGTTCGTCGATTCGGTAAAGGCCGAGATGGACGGCCTTCTCGAGACGATGGGACAGAAGCTTGGACGCAACGTTTACCGCGGAGTCTCGGGCTCGTTTGGCCGAGTCGGAAGCGGTACGTCTTCGCCGATCACTCTCGCAACGATCGAGGATATCTACTTCGTCGAGGTTGGCGACGTAATCACGGCGAACGATAGCGACGACGCAACCTCGCCGCGATCGGGCAGCGGTACCGTTACCGCAATCGACGAGGATGCCGGAACGATCACGTATTCAGGCACGATCACGTCGGCCGGCAACTACAGCTTCGGGATCGAGGGATTCACGGCTTACGGCGCGAAGCTCATCCCTGACCCCAACTGTCAGGTTG